CTACAAGTGAGAATGTATCCACCGACTCTAAAGCCGTGTGAGATACCCCCCTGCTTGGAGAGGATCTGTATGATGTTAGTCATGGCCTCTTCCGGTGGGGGTACGTTGCCACGCGCCTCCTTTCGTTTGGCACATAGCTTGTCGTATTTCTCAATTGTGCTACTTAAAGCTGTGAAACTCTGATGTAACACTGGATCAGCCGCAGTTCTCGCTGCGTTCAGGGTCTTTTGCAACGCGTCTGAAACAGGGGTTGGCTGTGGGGCTTTGGGTTTCGTCTCAAGGCCTCCTGCGACAATTGGACCAACGTCTTTACCGGCTTTAAGGGTGCTATATCCGGCACCAATACCGATAACCTTCTTGTATAATCTCAACTTCAATTGAGCAACATCCTCGGGTATGACGTTTTTGATAGATGGTAATTTAATACCACGACTCTTGATCTCAGTGGCAAGTATATCTATCTTCTTTCCCACTGACTGGCCATCCAATTTGTCTTGGATCTTAGTTGGTAAGCCCTTTTGAGGAGCGCTTTTCTGTATACCAGCTAGATACTGATCGTAATTCTTCATGTACACCCCATAGTCGAAAGTGTGACCTTTCTTCTTGCCTTTAAAGGTTTTGGTAGAGGGTGGAGCCGCTTGCGCGGGTTTCGATGGAGCCGGAGTAGCTACAACCGGAGGTGTTTGAACAGTAGGAACAGGTGGAGCTGGCGTGGCGACAGCTTCAGCGTATGTCTTCTTCTTTTTCTTATTTTTCTTTGAAGGCTTAGTGTCTTCCACTTGAGCCGCTGGGGCCTTTGCTTCCACTGTACTAACAGCTGGAGCTTCTTTGGCCTCAACAAAATGAGAACGAGGTTTGTTTCGCTTTCTGCGTGGTTCTTCGTCACGCTCCCTTTCCTTATCCTTCTCACGTTCAATTTGATCATCTAACTCCTCATCGATATCCTCAAACGGTACAAAACGAACACCGTTATCGGGCCATTCCTCGGAATCAAAGATCATGTGTCCGTCAACAGATTTCCACATATCAGAATTAGGATCGTAAACACACTCTATGATAAGTGCGTCCAATTGGTGAGCCTCAGATAGATCATCTGCATTGAATCCAGAAACACCAGTGCCGGCTATGCGTTTCACATACGCTACTCCCGCTTTGCCGACCTTCTGTCCTATCTTGGCTTTACCACCCCTCCCTTTGACTTTGCCTTTCGCTTCGAGCACGCGAATAGGTTTTCTAGTGGTCTTGTGTTTGACATATATTGCTATAACGACAAACACAGGAATACACAATAGAACCATGGCAAAACCGAGAATCATACCTATCTTGTCCTTGTCAGACAAGGAGGTAAACCAGCCTTTGGTTACATGTACTAACCTGTAAAACCGCGATGTAATTGAATTCATCAGGCTGCCTGAATAAGAATCAGAATAAACTGGATTCATTTTCAAGTAATCGTCCTTTGCATCTTGTGTGACTGCACTAGCGTCTGTAATAGTTATGCCAGTGCCTAGCAAGTAAGATTCGGCGTCTTGGGGAGTGCCATTGATGGCTATCAAATCTAAGGAGGAAACGTGCTCTCCTAAGAATGCCAAGTTCTCTGGGGTCATCTTTATCCTACCTATTTCATCTAAAGCGATATGACACGCCAAGTGAAATGTCTTTCCGTTTCTAAAACGTAAAATACTAGGATTAGGATTGAATGATTGACTGCACCTACCACATTTGGCAAGTGTACCAGGAGCCTCAGGTAAGACTTGGTAAAATTCGTAGAGTGGATCAAAACTCAGAGCAGCGGAAATAAATCCTACCTGCTCAAATGCGCTAACCTTACCATTAAAGGCTTTGGTGGCGCGACCTAACAATTTTCCAGCTATGGCACCGATCGGTTTTGACACTGATCTGATTGTAGCCGAGACAGTGGAACTTGTTCCGAACATGGCTAATATGCTTAGCACACACTCCACAAATAAAGCGAATAGCTCACCTAAGAAATTGTAATACCCTCTACTATCCTCAGTAGCTAACTGAGTCATTATAGAGCTCTCTACATCCAAG